GTATCCGTTATCAGCCATGGAAACCTGCCCAACACCGCCGATAGCCCCAAGCAACGTAATATTGAAGTCTTGGTCTATCTTGTAAAGCTCAGCACCCGAAGCCACATAGGCGTTAGTGCCAAATGCCCACATGCCACGGATCGGACCGTCACCTATGTTGGTAATAACCCTGCTTCCGGGGCAGCGGTTGAAGAAAGCGGCCTCTTTGCCGCCCTCCAGTATGGCTTCCGGGTACAGGTTGATTAGCTGATTGTCGGCAGCATTGACTGATCTGGCGACATAAGAGCTGCCAAGAATCGGCGTCTTCATCAGTAGTTCCCACTGTAGATATTGAAGCGTTGACGGTTGGCCACGATCGCATACGGCAGCGTCATCAGGTCATCCGGGTTGTTGATACGCTTCAGGTCACGCTTGCTTGTCATGGCAATGCGCTGCACTTGGGGAGATGGCTCAACCCCAAACTCCGGGGCAAGCTCCATGGCCAGGGTATAGCGCAAAGCCCGCAAATAGCCCGGCGGCATGGCAATCACGGTGTTTAGGGATGTAGGCTCTGCCAATGGCTGCACCGAGATGAAATGAAACTCCAAGGCCCTTGTAGGTTTTGGATAGATGTATATCTCGATGTCAGGGAACGTCATATTGACGAACATGACTTGCGGATAGGTCGATGTCACCGTCTTTACCGCAATACCGTTGTACTGCGATTGGTTGATCATCTTGATGCCGTAAGACACATTGGTCTGCGGATCGCGGAAATAAGTGCTGTCATCGACGAGGATCGGGCGCTGTTGCGGGTTCAGGTCAATGTTGCCCGTAGGCCCAAGGGTTCGCTTGATCTCGTTAACCGGCCACGTGTAGACCTGATCCTGAGTACAAAACACCGACAAGCGTTCAGTGTTCCACGAATCAATCATCTGGTTGAAGGCGGTCAGGGCGTCTTGGGATGTAGCAGCAGATGGCACTTCCGCCTCCGCCAGTTGCCCTATCAGCCTGAGTGCTGAGTTAATCAGCTCGCCAGCGGTTGCCGTCTGTGTCATGGATTACCCCTGCTTGGGTGGTCTGCCCCGTCTTTTAGGTATCAAAGCGTTTTCCGAAGGCTGCAAATCGTCCTCCGGCTCATCAGGATTATAGCGCACCCATCCGTAAGCCTCATCATAGTCGGCCTCGGCCTCGGAAATGGCGACTTTTGTACCGTGTTGCTCGTGTCGTAGATATATTGCGTACATAGTAAAAAAGGGGGCCGAAACCCCCTCTCCTCATTAGCTGGCAGCCATTTCAACCCAGTTAGTTCCGTCGCATACCAGGATGGCCCACGCGCCTGCTGTAGCAGCAAGGATCGCAGTTCCGGGAGTGTCGGAATTCAAAGGCTTGACGTTGGAAGCAGCAGAAATGACGGTGTAAGTTGCCGACAGGTTCTTCACCACAACCACCCGGCCAGTGTTGGCAGAAGCAGTCGGAAAAGTAATTGCCACGTTGGCAGCAGAGCCGTTGCAAACAATGAAGTTTTCAGCAGCACCCAAAGAGAACGAGGCGGTCTTGGCGACCGGCGCATTCAACTTGAGCTGCGTACCAGACAGAACGGTGAACGAGCCAGCAGCAGGCGTGGTGCCGCCAATGACAGCGTTGTCAATCGTTCCGCCAGAGATAGCCGGACTGGACAGCGTAGGGGATGTTATCGTGGAGTTGGCAATCGTTGCCCCATCCAAATACTGATCCTCATACGCTATACCGATGGACTTGGTATTAGGCATGATCATTCTCCTTGGAGAAAGGCCCCCTTTCGAGGGCCAATCAGGTTAGACGCGATAGAGCTGCCAAGAGCCTGCGCCAGTCTTGCGAGCAAGGAACCGGGCAGAAGACGAGTTTTCAACCGTAACTGAACCGCCACCAGTCACCGTCCAACCAGTGTTGGTCAGAATGGTAATGTCGTAGCTGGAGTTGCTTGCAAGGTTGATGATCACGAACTGAATCGTGCTTCCAACTTTTGCAGAGCTGAGGTCAGCCTCAAGGTCAGACACCAAAGGCAGCGTGTAATCAGCGGCAGCAGTGGGAGTTGCCAAGATAAGACCGTTGAGCACTTGTGCAGCCGTCAAGGTTGCAGTGTCAGTTGCAGTCACAGGGGCAGCAGAGTATCCCATAACCGCTTCGTTAAGATTGCCATCGCCAAGTTGATAGCCGCCAGCACCATTAGGTAATGCCATTGTCGTATTCTCCTGTAAATTAACCTGTTAGCCCCACATCCGGCACGCCATCTGCGGTCGGATCACGCTGTAGCCATACAGTACGTCAATACGGCAAGGCATACGGTCGTTGTTGATGTCGTACTGGCGAACAATACGCATGGAAATGCCGTTGTGTACTTGGCGAGAAGCCATATCAACACCTTGTGGCAGAATGAGGTCAGCCGTGGCGAAGGTAATAGCATCTTTGTGGTACACAAGGTTTTGTGCGTACTGGCTGTTGGCGTTGCCCAACATGGTGATAGCTGCACCTGACTGCGGGAAGCTGTTGACCGTGGCCAGAGCTTGCGTAGAGGTGTAGATCGCAGGGCTGATCTTCAGTGTAGCCGTAGAAGAACCAGTAACCGCTTCAGTCACAACGAACTGTTGCAGGGAGCCAGTGCTCTGACGGGTCTGCGGGTTAACAGCAAACACGTTGGCAATCGTAAACACGTCGCCCACGTTCCAAGTCTTGGCAGAGCCGGTGAAGCTGATACCAATCTGGCTTGCGCCTTGCGTGCTGATGGTAGAAGTAACGGTAATGCCGGTACCCCAGTCGCCGTTAGTGTGGTTGACGATAGACTGAGACATGTTGATCTCGTCATAGCCAAGAACACCAGTGCCCATCATGCCAGCCTTGAACTGCTTGCTGATAGTGTCAACCGGGTTGAAGAAGCCCTTCATGCCCTCGACCAGACCAGCGTTGGCAGCAGGGTTAACCGTTGCATAACGTGGGTTCATGACAGCAGCCGCTTCGTTCAGCTTTTGTTGAGCTTGCAGAAGTACCAGTGAGGTAGAAGGGGTTGTGCCGGGCGTACCAACAGAGGCGTAGATGTTCTTGTAAGCGTTGGCGACGTCAGCGTCGATTGAAGCAGCCAATTGGCTAACACGAGGCTTAAGAACACGCTCTGCGAAGTCATCCAACTGCATGGTGAGTTCGGCAGAAGTGAAGTTAACACCAATGTGCTTCTGGCTTGCAACCGTCAGCGTGGTGTACTGCTCGTTGTCGTCCTGCACTTGCAGAGCGGCACCGTCAGTGACCAAAGCGCGGTCAGGCAAACGGATACGGAGGGTGGAACCGATCTTTGCGCCTTCTACAGCGAAAGAGTTGTCATATTGACGGTTCACGTTACGGGTGATAACAAGGTTGTTCTCAAGGATTTCGAGAGCTTTTCTTGTTATCATGTCAATGGTTAAGATGCTGTTAGACATGATGATTCCTCGTTAATAGCGTTGCTGTTGCAGTTTCTTGATCTGTCTTTGCCGCTCTGCCTCAATCCATTCCGATGTGCTCATGGACTTGATAGACCTGGGATCGGTGGTGTCATAAGACGATCCGCCTACCCCTTTTGGCGTCACCGGATTGATCGGTGCAGGAGCGTTCGACGTTTTTCGCGCAGGAGGATTGGCCTCTAGTTTGGCTTCAATCTTCCCGATCTCTTTAGCCTGCAAGTGAACCGGCAGGGAGAATATACGGCGTGCCTGCTCAGGATTGCTCCCGAGAAAATACGCTATGTCAGGCCCGATGTCTGACGCTCTGATGGTTTCAGCCATGACGTCAGAGATTGCGAGGCTTTCGTTGTAGACCACCTGCTTGAAGTCCGGGTATTTCTCCAAGGCTTCCAGCTCACGGTCTTTGTAAGACTCGATAACTTCCATCTGCTGCTGTTGAGCTTGCCGATGCCGGATGAGTTCTTCAGCCTTGTGTAGCGCCAATGCTTCCGCATAGTCTTCTACGGACTGATAGTCATCCTGTACGGGCTTCTCTTTAGGCTTCTGGAGTTCAGCGAGTTTAGCCGCCTGCTCTCGTTCCCATTTCCTCTGTTCTCTTGCAAGACGCTTACCGATGGCTGCATCCAGTTCCTCTTGGGTAAAGGTGCGCTTTTCGGCTTTGCTTTCTTCCGGCGTTTGGATTTCGGGAGTCTCAGGGGTTGCCGTAACCACTGGCTCTTGCGCGGTTTGAGCGACCGCTACGCTTTCTTCTTCAGACATAGTTGTACCCGTAAGTACCCTGGTGATCCGCGCCAGTACAGGAACCTTTCAGTTCTAGGTTAAATATAATAGGAAATGTTCAGTTTTGCGCCACCTACCTGCTCGATGAACTGGATTTTATTCAAATCCCCGTCATATTGCAGCGGAATTCCGGCCACAAGAGGCATACCGACCGAAGCAGTGGGAGCAACACCGTCATCCCGCCAGCGCACGCTCTGCCCCTCTGCCACGATCAGGGCAAAGGTTGGCTTCTCGTTCAGGCCGTTTGGCGTGCGAGGTGGAACGGTCAACCCGGTTGCGGAAGACAGCGAGGTGATCTGTTGATACCCATAGCAGGTGGTGACCGCTTTTAAGTTCATTGCCATTATTAGAATCTCCTAGGCTCAGTGAAAGATCGCAAACGCATACCAACTTCAGTCACATTAGCGGGGTTGTCGGTGAAGTTCCAACCCGTATTGTTTCCGGCGTCCACGTTGTTGTTGACATAAAAGGCGTTCCACGTTGCCCCGCCCGTAGCGTTGATGTCCTGAATGGTGGTGTAGCTGACAGACACAGTGCCCGAGGCTTGAGACAGCGTAGCCTGCACTCCGTTGGTGGTGGACTTCAGCGTCTTAAGCGTTGTGCCAGTGGTGGTAAAGCTGCCAACAGTTGATGTGGCGCTGGCTGCAAACTCCAAAGTTCCTGCAACAAAATTGAATATTCTTGTAGAGCCTTGGGTGAACGCGTCTACAAATTTCACCGTTGCACCGGGAGCATTGACGCTAACAGGAAAATCCATTGTCTTGCCGTTGCTGGTAACGGTTTGCGTTCCTGAAGTCGCTCTAAATGATAGCGAACTTGCCCCGGCGTTAAACGTCATTCCTGTTGATGCAGTAAAATTTCCAAAACACCAAATGCTTGCGGCAAATGTTGCCGATCCAGCAAAGCCAGTGAAATTTATGTTTTTATATGCTCCGCTTGTTACACCAAGCGAAACAATATCCGTGCCTGCCGTGATATTAACGCTTATTGCGTTAGCCTCGCCAGCCGCGCCAAGGTTAATAGTTCTTGTTCCAGTAGCCCCGGCATATGTGAAATTAACTACAGGAGTTCCTGTTACCGTTAAACCTGTTGCTGTAGAAGTAGTGCAAACAGTCGCATTGTTACCAGTAACCGTAATGTTGCCAGTGCCAAACGCTATGGTTCTGGTGTTGCTGTTGCTGCCGTTAAACGCCACACAAGTCAGCGTGTTGTTGTTCAGGTCAAGCGTTCCAGCGGTAAAGCTAAACGCATTTGCGCTTGTAGTTGTCAGGTTGCCTGATAGTTGAACTGTGCCGCCCGGAGAGTTCACTCCAATCTGTTGAGTAAACGACACACCTGCCGATGTAATTACTTCAGTTGCACCTTGGCCTGCAAATGTAAATGTATTTGTGCCGCTTATTGTAAGGTTTGAAAACAGAATTACATCACCATAAATAAACGGGCTTGCTGATGTTGCAAGAGTAAACGCTGTAGTCCTATTAGACACACCATCGGCCATGTTAATGGTGCCAATGTTGAATCCTCCGTTAATCGTCACGGTGCCCGCTGCTCCAGCCTCAGTAAAAACTGCCGTGTCTTGAGCAAGAGGGAAGTTTCCAGATGCAGGAACTCCTGTGCTTGTTAATGCCCATCCAGTAGCGGGCCAGTTTTGAGAGCCAGCAAGGTTCCAATACACGGTTTTTGGTGCGTCAAACGTAATGTTGCTGTTGTTTTTGCAATCACCAAGGCGCGTACCCGTCCACGGAGTCGCAACAGTGCCCGCCGCTTCAATATCACGAAAATCAACGTCAACAAGCGCAGCAAGAGTGCCGTTGAGCGTAATTGTTCTGCGAGTGCCAATAATGTCAGACCTGACAGAT